GCATCTTGACCAGAGTTTGTTTGACGAATATCTTAAGGAAAAGTTAATGGCTTCTCCGAATGATATTAAGAAAACAGAAGTGCAGGAATTTGCAGAAATGATGAAGCCGCCCAAGTTTGTACAGGGTAGGTCTCCATTACGTGTGCTTAAAAAGGTATCAAAGCTTGATCCTGCACACCCTGCTAAAATGCTGGTTGACACTCGTCATATTCCTACAACATATCACTACAAGCTATTTTATTGCCCAAAGTTTAAACATTGGGTAAATGATTACTGTGTGCCCGATAAGTTTGATGAGGAATCCTTGACAAGGGACGAACCAAGGCTTATCATACCATTTTTAGACAAAGATGGCAACATGTTTGGTTTTCAGGGGCGTTCCTTTAAACCTGATGCTGCTGTTCGCTATATCACGATCATCACTGATCATAGTAAGCCTAAGCTCTATGGTCTGGATACCGTCGATGATAAGAAGCATATATACGTGGTAGAAGGTCCTATTGACTCAATGTTTCTTCCTAATTGTATTGCCTCTGCTGGTTCTGACCTTATCACTAACCTTGACATTGTGTCAGAAGAAAGAAGGCAGTTCACCATCGTATTCGATAACGAGCCTCGCAATAAGGAAATCGTTAAGAAGATGGAAAAGGCAATTGAGCAAGGATACACTGTTTGTTTCTGGCCAGAAGCCGTAAAGCAGAAAGATATCAACGATATGGTCCTTTCGGGTATTCCAGCCGAAAAGATTGTTGCTATCATTAACGAAAACCGCTATAATGGTCTAGAAGCTACATTGAAACTTTATGATTGGAAAAGAGTATGAATACGACGAGTGAACTTATCGAAAATTTCCCTGTTGACCCGGCACTGCCGATTGTCTTCATTGCATATAACGAAGACATGGTACCCGCAATCGAAGAAATGATCATTGAAACACATGGTCGTGAATACTTCGAAAATTATGTCACTGTCATTGGTGCCAATACCGCAGGAGCACGTGACATTACGTTTAATGGACCAAGTGCGATCTATCTTGATCCTAACTTCTATCGCTACCATAACAATGGATATAACTGATGTGGCGTTCATTTCTATGTAAAATAGGTTGGCATAACTGGACCGAATGGGGCAAGCCTGAAAACCTTGATGCTACCCATGCTCAACAGTTCCGTATATGCCTTTCCTGTAAGAAACAACAGAGACATATTTTTTGAGGGATATTTGAAATGAAAGTAGTTATCGCAGGTACCCGATATAAGGATAAGGAAGGTAAGATTGTATTTGATGATTACAATCTTGTTGTCGAAGCCGTAAAGAGAAGCGGGTTTCAAATTACAGAAGTAGTAAGCGGCTGTGCAATCGGTGCTGATCGTCTTGGTGAACGATGGGCAAACAGCAACAACGTTCCTATTAAGGAAATGCCAGCCGATTGGAATAGACATGGTAATGCTGCTGGTCCTATGCGTAACAAGGCAATGGCACAGTATGCTGATGCTGCTATTGTTGTCTGGGATGGTAAGTCTCCCGGCTCACGTAATATGGTGGAGAATATGATTCGCCAGAAGAAGCCATATTACATTGCTTTAATCTCTGGCGCAACACTGGATAAATTTCTATGACTGAACAAGAAATGCTAGACAGAATCGCACAGCTTGAAGAGGCAGTAAAAATGCTGAATAAGCTTTGGTCTTCTGAATGTGAACGTCATAATGTGACGATGCAGTATGTCATTAAGCTTCAAAAGAGACTGTTAGGAATTGATGATGAATAAACCATATCCCGCATTATGCCGTGATTGCAAATGGTCGCGCACAGAAGAAAACAGAGACTGGTACCTAAGGTGCGTACATCCTGTAATCAATGCCAACGACTCTTGGGCTTTGTCAAGAGGAAATCGTGAATATGGCTCCGATACACAGCAAGAAAGAGCCAAACGCGGATTGTTTACCAAGTGTGGCATGAAGGGTAAACTATGGGAACCAAAAGAAGCATCTAATCAGGAAAAATTATGATACAATATCTTGACTTTCTAGAGTATGTTCTAGAGCGCGGCACAGTAAGAGAAGACCGCACAGGTACTGGCACTATCAGTACATTCGGTGAACAGCTTCGTTTTGATCTTGAAGAAGGATTCCCCGCTGTCACCACAAAGAAGCTAGCATGGAAGGCTGTCAAGAGCGAACTACTATGGTTCCTTGAAGGCTCTGATGATGAGCGCAGACTAGCAGAAATTCATTACGGTAAGTCTCGTCATGATCTTATTGGCAAGACTACTATCTGGACCGCAAATGCTGATGAACAGGGCAAGAAGCTTGGATATGTCAACACAGACGTAATTAAGAAGCTTGGCCCTGTATATGGTGTACAGTGGCGCAGATGGAAGCATGTTGAAAGTCAGTATGCCAATGCATATTATGACCAGATCAACAGACTAATCAACCGTATCAAGAAAGACCCAACAGATCGTCGCCTTCTACTATCTGCGTGGAACGTAGGCGAGATTGACCAGATGGCTCTTCCACCATGTCACACATTTTCACAATACTATGTGAATGACGGTAGACTAAGCTGCCAGATGTATCAGCGTTCTGCCGATCTATTCCTTGGTGTTCCTTTCAACATCGCAAGCTATGCACTACTTACACACATGATTGCCAAGCAGTGTGATCTTGGTGTTGGTGAACTTATCATTACATTTGGCGATGCCCATATCTATCTCAATCATGTTGATCAGGTAAAAGAACAGCTAGATCGTGATCCTCTACCGCTACCGACTCTATGGCTGAATCCAGAAGTAAAGTCAATCGATAAGTACAAGATGGAAGATATTCAGCTTGTGAACTATGCCTCATATGACTCCATTAAGGCACCGATGGCTGTATGATTGTCATAGTCGTAGCCACAAACATAGATGGTGTAATAGGCATTAACAATAAGCTGCCATGGCACTGTAAGGAAGACCTTAAGCATTTTAGGGAAATCACAGACGGCAAGCATATTGTGATGGGTAGGAAAACTTTCGAGAGCCTACCCAAAATGCTCCCAAATCGACACCATATTGTTCTTACTCGTGACAAGAACTTTAGCCATGAAAATGTTGAAGTATTTCATAGTATTGACGATCTACTAGTAACTTATGAAGGCAAGGAAGACCTTTATATCATTGGTGGAGCAGAGATATATAAACAGTTCATGCATAAGTGTGATAAGATCGAAATGACAATTATTAATGGACATTATGAGGGGGATTCTTTCTTCTCAAAAATTCCCAATCCATATCAATGGCAGTTCACCTACAGCGGTGGATATGAGGGTATTTGTACGTTTATAACTTTCACGAAAAGGAATTTAAATGACAACACCAGTTGAGTTAGCAGCACAATACGTAGATAAAGACAAACATAACGAAAAGACTACAATGTTAGTTAACTCGCTGCCAGAAGAGAAATGTGCAGTATTAGCATATAATCTGGCAAGGTGCGACGAAATTAAAGAAGCACTTAAAAATACAAGACCAGAATATGATCTAGACAAGATCACGTTTTTAGTGTATCTTCCGAATTCTGGTTGGAGAGACAAGCTTCTCTTCAGAGACATGCATGTGTTTATGGATCACATGGTATTAGATAAAAATAACGTTGGCCTCGTATCGGCTATTAATCAGGTTTATGGGAAACAAGTGAAATGAGTAAAACAATATTGGTGACTGGTGGTGCAGGGTTTATCGCGCATCATCTTATCGATGAAATTCTTATCAGAACAGATTGGAATATCGTAAGTCTTGATAGGCTAGACTATTCCGGCAATCTCAATCGTCTGCATGAAGTTGTAATGCAACATCCACATATTGTCCGCAGCCGTGTCAAGGTAGTTCACCATGATCTTAAGGCTGAGCTTAATCCACAGATTCGCAAGTTGATTGGCAAGGTAGACTATATCGCTCATCTTGCCGCTGGTTCCCATGTTGACCGTTCAATCGATTATCCTATGGAGTTTATTCTAGATAATGTCGTGGGTACAGCAAATATTCTTGAATTCGCAAGACAATGTGACTCACTGGAACGATTCATTTATTTCTCCACAGACGAAGTATTTGGACCTGCCCCAGAGGGAGTCAAGTACGGAGAAAACGATAGATACAACTCGACAAATCCATATTCTGCATCCAAGGCAGGTGGGGAAGAGTTGGTTGTTGCATATGAAAATACTTACAAGGTTCCTGCAATCATCACGCACACCATGAATGTGTTCGGTGAACGACAACACCCCGAAAAGTATATTCCAATGTGTATTCGAAAGGTGCGTGACGGTGAAACTATTACAGTACATTCTAACCCGTCTAGAACAAAGGCTGGATCGCGTCACTATATTCATGCTCGTGATGTGGCTGATGCTCTACTCTTTCTTGTCGCTTATGATGGTATTCCTAATCTAGAAACTGACTTTGGTGGCGCAAAGTGTCAAAAGTTTAACATTGTTGGCTCAACAGAGCTAGACAATCTTGAGCTAGCAAGGTATATTGCTGATGTTCAAGGTAAGCCACTAATTTATGAAATGGTGGATTTCCACTCAAGCCGTCCCGGCCACGATCTTCGCTATGCTTTGTCTGGTGATAAGATGAAACGCATGGGATGGCAACCAAGACCAGTACATGAACGCTTAAAGCAAGTGGTCGATTGGTCTCTTATAAATCATAGATGGATTGATGTTTAATCATCATATTTAACAAATTCACACACGTATTTTAACTAAGGATCAAGCATGACAATTAACGTTGTAAAAAGAGACGGTAGAAAAGAACCGCTCAATATTGATAAGATTCACAAGGTAGTTACGTGGGCGTGTGAGGGTCTTAGCAACGTTTCTGTGTCAGAAGTTGAACTTGCCTCTCATGTCCAGTTCTACAACAACATTAAGTCTTCTGATATTCAGGAGACCATGATTAAGGCTGCTGCTGAACTTATCAGCGAAGATCAGCCTAACTATCAGTATGTTGCTGGCCGTCTTATTAACTTCTCTCTGCGTAAGGAAGTTTATGGACAGTTTGAACCACCACACCTACACAATCACTACTGTAAGGTGGCTCTAAATGGATACTATGACGAACAGTTAGGTCAACTATACTCTATGGAAGAGTTTGATGAGCTAAACAAGTATCTTGACCATGACCGCGACAACCATCTTGCGTATGCGGCTATGGAACAGTTTCGTGGCAAGTATCTTGTCAAGAACCGTGTCACTGGTGAAATCTTTGAAACACCACAGATGGCGTTCATGCTTATTGCAATGACGCTATTTTCTAAATACCCACAGAACACTCGTATTAAGTGGGTAAAAGACCTGTATGACGCACTATCTAATTTTGACATTAGTTTGCCTACTCCTATTATGGCTGGTGTGCGTACTCCACAGCGTCAGTTCTCTTCCTGCGTCCTCATTGAAACGGATGACAGCTTGGATAGCATTAATGCCACAACGAGTGCTATTGTCAAGTACGTTAGCCAGAAAGCTGGTATTGGTATTGGGGCTGGCCGTATTCGTGCCCTTGGGTCTCCTATTCGCAATGGTGACGCTACTCATACTGGTGTCATACCTTTCTGGAAGCTGTTTCAGAGTGCTGTTAAATCGTGCTCCCAAGGGGGCGTTAGAGGCGGCGCTGCAACGCTTCATTACCCGTTCTGGCACCTAGAAGTAGAAGACCTTCTAGTCCTAAAGAACAACAAGGGTACTGAAGACAATCGTATTCGTCATCTGGACTATTCTGTCCAGTTCAACAAGGTCATGTACGAAAGACTTCTATCTGGTGGAAACATTACTCTGTTTTCTCCACATGATGTTCCTGATCTATATGATGCTTTCTTTGTTGATAACGATAAGTTTAGAGAACTATACGAAAAGTACGAAAAGTCAACCAAGATTCGTAAGAAGTCTGTTCCTGCTATCGAACTATTCAGTGCGTTTATGCAGGAAAGAAAAGACACTGGCCGCATCTATTTCCAGAATGTAGACCACTGTAACGATCATGGTTCTTTTGATAAGTTGCTTGCTGTTATCCGCATGAGCAACCTATGTCAAGAGATTACATTGCCAACAACGCCGTTGATTGATATCAATGATGTTCTTGGTGAAATCTCACTGTGTACTCTTGCTGCTATCAATTGGGGTAAGATTAAGAGACCAAGCGAGTTTGAAAAGCCATGTGCGCTTGCTGTACGTGCTCTAGATGCTCTGCTTGACTATCAGGAATACCCTGTTCTTGCTGCACAGATTGGCACCATGAACCGCCGTCCTCTTGGTGTAGGTATTATCAACTTTGCTTATTTCCTAGCTCGTAATGGTTCAAACTATAGCGAACCAAACCTAGAGTTAGTACACGAGTATGCTGAAGCTTGGTCATACTATCTCATCAAGGCTTCTGTGGACCTTGCTGAAGAGGCTGGTCCTTGTCTGAAGCACGAAGAAACACTATATAGTTCAGGCATCATGCCCATTGATACATACAAGAAAGATGTTGACGAACTAGTTGCTCCTGTGTACAATATGGATTGGAATTCGCTTCGTGAACGTGCAAAGAAGTTTGGGATTCGTAATTCTACTCTGATGGCTCTAATGCCAGCGGAAACTTCTGCACAGATTTCCAATTCAACTAACGGCATTGAACCACCACGTGGGCTTGTTTCTATTAAGCAGTCCAAGG